CTTGCGAAGCTCATTATCCTAGCTCCTTTTTAATCATCTCTTTTGTCATCCCCATATCTATTGCCAAATTCTTTAGATCTGCTGCTGTATTCAGTGAAGCCATCAATGATATATCATCTGCTTTCATTGTAGGATATAGGTTAGCAAGAAATTTTTCTGCTTTGGTGTTACTGCCGGCTTTCTTTGGTGCCGAGATCCACTGGTGATATTGCTTTCCCATCCCAGGAGAAATTGTTGTTGCTGCCAGCCAGTTTAGTTTTTCGTGAGCCTTACCTATAGCGAAGAAGTTCTTGTTTAGTCTCAAGTTTGCTGATTGCAAATAATATGTCTGCATATCTGCGCTTCCCTGAACAGTTGCCCCGTATCGTATCATTAGGAAGGTGCTAAATTTTTTCCTCTCCTCATCAGTTAGACTATCGTAGAAACTGCGATCTTTAAGATCAAGCGATGCCATTTCTGACGCGACTGAAAGTTTATCTGTTGCCATGTTATCCTATTACACTCGCCCGTAATAGTAAGTTTTGCATCATCTCTTCTTTGTATTTTTCTTTATGCTTCTCTTTTGTTAATACATAATATTTGTTAGACCTTTTCCTTTCTTTAATTGGATCGGCCCAATAATGTTTTTTAGATATAGCTTTGTCGCATTCAATGCAAGAAGAATGCAACCCGCCCCTAACCTTACTATTTTTATAGAACGCATCCTCGGATTTTTCAATGTTACATTTTCTACACGTTTTCATTTTAGTGCGTGAACCTTATGCCATTATAATTTTTACTCATCGTCGCCACTGTCGCTCGTAGTTTCTCCATCACATGATGGATTATAACTCGTATGTCCAAAAGTACATTTATATGGCATTATCTTCCTTACCAGCTTTTGGAGTAGTCAACGATTTCTGATTGCCTACCAATGTCTTTTACGAAAAAAGCGCAAAGTGGGCTATCCGTGTTCTCTTTCAATGGTACTGCTAACATTTGTCCGGGTTTAAGTTTTGGAAAATACCACTTCACGTCCTGATAAATGTCTATAACCTCAACCGTTTTAAATTCGGGCCTAAATCCGTTTATTGGATTAAAAGTAAATGCGTTAAATCCGCGATCGTTTATGCTAGTCATTGGCACCACTTCAAGATCACCTAGGTCTGGTTCTCCGATAAGAATTTGCCAATCAACAGGCATACGAATAATATCTTCACCAATACGCAGGACTAGTGCAGGACTATTGAAACTTTCAAGAAAGATTAATGGAATGAAAAAATAATCTGGGTCTTTGTGGTTGCTGTTATCAAATACACAAAACCGTAAGTCGTCAACTTCGTCTGGAACCTGGTCCATGCTAAATGATTTGTTGTCTAATGTTAAAATTCGCAGAATAATTCTCCTAAAGTAGTTGATAATATAACACTTTGATATTCAAAAGTAAAGGATTACGGTTTGAAATGTTTGATTATTTTACTACCGTATTCGAATAATGTGAATAGTGTAATATATGAAGTAACCCAAAACACAGAAAACACCAAGAAAACTATCGATACAGTCAGAACAAACAGTGCATAAAGAAAGAAGAATACATAATTCATGTTACTGCCACGTTACTTTCTCGATTGAGTATGGATAGGAAGATTCGGTATAAAATTTCTTTCTAGTGGTTAAATGGCGCTTTGAAAACTTACAAGTTGATGTAATATCCCAAATATTGACAAAATCTTTCTCGTGTCCTTTTCGTAGTCCTCTACCAATTGATTGAATAACGCGAACAAAGCTCTTACCTGGCTCAATTAATACCATATTATGAATATTGACAATGTTTATGCCTACTGCCGCAATACCGTATGTTGCTACAGTAACCTTACCATCGTTCACTGCAAACGTGTCGTAATTCTCTTTCCTATCAGTAGATTTTGATGCGCCACTCAAAAACACTGCGCCAGGAATTGCTTCTGCAATCATCTTGCCTGGCTCAACTCGGTCTATTAGAACAAGCGTATTGCCAGTCTGGCTTATTTCTTGAATCATTTTGGCTATATAATCCAATCTACTAGTCGTAGTCAGTAGATACTTGAGCTCATCCTGATATGCTTTATACTCGCCGTGATCAACTAACTGCCGTATGTTTACGTGACAGTTTGACAATACGCCCCTTTCTTGTAAATCGGATGCCTTAACTGTTCCAATAACATCTCCAATAGCGACCTGAAGAGAGCGTTTCTCGAACTCTTCTTTTGGGATTGTGCCCGTGACACCCCACCTAATTGGTATTCTCGCCATAACACCAGTAAGCATCGTTAAAAGAACGTCTGCCTTGATAGAATGACACTCATCACATATTACACATACCACCCTGTCAATAAATTCAGTAAATGGAATTGGTGCTTCCCCATTCTTTGAGTTCTTAAACAAAGAATTTAGGCTCTGCCAAGTACAGATTGTATGTGTTTTAGTATATTCTTTTCTATCACCATAAAATACGCCAACATCTAGCCCCAGGTTAATATAATCGGACTCTGTTTGTTTAACAAGATCCTTGCTTGGCACAATAACAATTGATCGACCATACGGTTCTACTTTATGACTTAATACTGCGGTCAACAGGGTCTTGCCTGCTCCTGTAGATATACAAGAAATACTTTGTGTATTTTGCAAGAAAATATTTATGGCGTCGACCTGATAATCGCGCAACATAATGGGTTTTCCCTCTAGTTGGTGTCCTTTTGGCCAAAGTATATGAGCATAACTATCTTCTGTTACTGCATTAAATGAAAAGTTATTATTATAATCTCGCAAATCTTCAAGGTCAATATCGTATCCTTCAGAGTCGAGCAACGGCAGTATCTCTGGTAAAAGATTTATGTATGTAGAACCACCCAATTGGGCGAACGCCTTTTTTCCGTCCCATCTTCCCAAACGGACCGCAGGAGTATATTTTGCTCCTGGTATATCATACTTAAATTTATTCACCAACTTCTTTCTCGTGTTGAGATCAAGGTTGGTTATTTTACAATTTGTTTCATCTGTTATTACTATTTTAGCAGTAGCCATTAAATTTCCCCCTTGTGCCACTTAAATCTTGATTTACCAATCGAACGCCCGCTCGACGTTATCACTATTTCTTTTGGGTCTAACCAACTATAACCAAAAGAAATCATAATCATCTCATCTTTTAGTGGGCGTGACGAGTGCTCCGTTTTGAGAATATTCCAAAATTTTGGGATTTTCATATGGTATCTTTTCTTTGCCGCTTTCATTGTGGCCAGTTTATTCCTTGTTGTGTTCTATATGCAAGTAATTCTTGATATTCTATATCTCTGGCATGTTGTGTTATACAACATTCGTATAAAAGACCTTTGTATTGTTCGTCAAGTAATATGTGCCAGAATAGCGGATAATGTGTTTTTAAATGACTATTCGTTTTTATTTTTCGTTTTTTTGTTGTTTTCATTTTTTGCCGTACGGTAATACCATATCACACCACCTTGCTATTGGTGTGACCCACAACGGCAACGACATAACAAAGAGCCATACCAATTGAATATAAAACAAATAGGCAAAATCATAGAAATATACATCTATCATTCCTGCAATAAAATATATAATAATTGACATTGCAAGCCATATATTTGCACTCATCTTTTGTGGCATAATTATTTCCTTAATGTTATTACTTAGTACGTGGTAATTTTTCACAATAGTAAACTACTTTAGCGGCTTTTTCGAGAAATGCTTTTTTTGAACCATAAAATAAATTTGCATACGTTATAAGCAACGGCATATGATCATTAATCTCTGCAGGTATTTTATTAGTATAAACAACTTTAGCAGAAGAATCAACCTTATCGGTATCCTTCAATCCGATAACCTGTATTTCTTCCTCTTTAAAATACTTCTTGTATTCTGATAAGTCAGGTTTCCAAAAGTTTGCGTTATATACATAGATCGGCAACCTATTTACTATGATTGCCCACTCAAGAATATCCGATATGGTGCAATCTGTGCCTCTTTCCGGTACTGCATCGATTGTTCTACTTGCACACAGCTTTATAAAATTATCACTATGTTGTGATCGCAGTATGTCAAATATCTCTTTTGATATAGTATATCCAAGAATGCCGGCGTTATCTACAAGTGAATATATGTTATCAAATCCGATATACTGTTCGATATATTCTTTCATTGAAGCAGGAATGTTTGAAATATAGAATTCTTTATTATTGTTCATACATAACTCAATTACATATGGTGTTTTTTCTGCCACAAGAATAAGATTATACAGATCCATAACCTCTGGAGAAATTGGTATGTTTTGACTCATTGCATAACACACTATCCAGTTAACGTTGTACTCGGTGATTGCGACATCCCACGAGCGACGTTCTCTATTCCATACTACTTTGCCTTGAGATTCCTTGGCAAACTTCTTAACATCGGCAATCATTTTTTCATTGAATGGGAATTTAAAATAAATCAAATCATCAATTTTTCCTACTATGCTGCTATGGTCAATAACACGCACACCAAGTCTATAGTTTTTGTGGTTTGGTTGTTCAATTCCTTTATTCCGTAACTGCCTGGCATATTTTTCAATCAATCGTTCAGACAGAGATGCCTGTTTTGTAGACATTGCTACCTGTGTCTCTAATGTTTGCGCCGCGACAGAGGATACAAAGTTAATATCATATGAAGCAAGTTGAATTATTGGTTCTGCCCACCACTTAACTTGTTTGCCATTAATATCTTTATATCCAGCTATAAACTCAATATACGTCTCAATATCAGAAAAAATCATTTTTGTCCTCTTTATTAAATAATGCTACTGCGGAACCCGCAAATGGCAAAATAATTATAAACATTGTCCCCAAAAGGGATTGATCCACAGTGCCTGTATGTATATACAAAATACATCTAAAAAACCAAGCAGCACAAATAAACTAATAATTGAATATTTAGGTGAGACATACCGTTTCCTTTTGCAATGCCAAACATGCCGGATAAAGCAAAATTGCTACCTGATTACCAAGCAATGCCAATATCTGCACATGCTCTGGTTTTTCGTCAAGCAAGTAAGCACAATCATCGTAGGCAACGAGTGCTAATATGGCACCCCATGCGGCATACCATGCGGCTTCACTTGCGGTAGTCCTTGCGGCAGTCATTGCGGCATTCCATTCGGCATCCTTTGCGGCATCCCTTGCGGCATACCATGCGGCATTCCATACGGCACTCCTTGCGGCATTCCATGCGGCTGCCCATGCGGCATTCCTTGTGGCAGACCACCTATCTGGGTTCTTTTTCAAATCAGCCAGTATCCGGTCTATGTGTTTTGCGTTTGGTAAATCATCCCACGCAGTTTGTTTCATGCCATTTCCTTTTGCAGTGCAACACATGCCGGATAAAGCAAGATTGCTACCTGATTACCAAGCA